TTACCGCTATCGTCTGTTGTAATTGCTTGGATTCTAAATTTATCTTCATGTTGAAGTTGATTAAATTCACTTTCTGATATTTCTGTATCTTCATTTAATCGTAAGATTTTAAGGTCGACACTAAATTTCTTGAATGGATAAACTTGTATACCCCAACGATTGTCTGTAAATCGTGGATAATCTAAAGCGTAAAGATTTGGTTTGCAAAGAGGTGTATTACAAGTCGTGGACAAAGTATCTACAAAAACCTGATATGATGTTCCAAATTCTAAATGCGTTGGAGGAAAATTTGAACCAACATTGGAAACCAAAACAGGGGCTACTGTATCTTCGATTATAATCTGTTTGGTTTTTTTAGATGTTATAGCCGCAAATCTTTCAAACACAGTAGTAGAAGCAGGTATATTTGCTGTATAGTTTATATTCCACGTAGAAGGTATGTGTGTGTTTAATTCTCCGCTAGCGTCAAACCAGTTTGGATGAGCTAGTCTACGATTTGCTTGTTCAGGTCTATCTAATACCACAGTCAAATCATTCTCATCGCCATTTTCATCAACCCAATAAGCTCTTACGCCTTGCAGAAGCTCAACAGAAGAAGGTACAGAAGATGATTGGTGATCTTGAAATACAATAGGATCGGTAAGATCAGCAGGTTCCCAAAAAACTTCTCTGTGTATCAAAGGTCTCATTTCAGGAGTTATGAAGTCAATGTTTCTACTTAAAAGCTTAGTCAACACAGTTATAGAGGCACTGTCTAATGGGCTGTGTCCATCAACAGTTAGATTGATTGCTTCAAAAGTGTATTTCCTAGAGGTTCTTTTATCATACATTTGAGCTGGAAATGCAGGAGAAGGGCCATGTTCTATATATTGCAATTCATACTCTCTTTGTTCTAATATGTCTATCAAGAATGGTCTAGCTCCATCTCCACGCATCTCTGCAACAGTTGGAAACACAGCTGGATTTAAAGGGTCAGAAATTACAACATTTATTGGAGTTAGAGATTGTGGTCTCCACTCTAGTCTCCATCTAAAGGCTCCGCCACAAATGATTTGAAAATCAGGATGATCAGGAGTAAGTATTTCTCCGGTCCTTGGGTCTGGACAAGAAGGTGTTATGAATTCTTTGACATCTACTTTCTGAACAACAGATTGGTAATGAAAAACACTATCAGAATCAGTATATTCTATTTCAAACAAAACTTGGTACTGCCCGGCATTTAAAAAGCCGTTAGTTCTTATTGCTGGGTCTAAAAAAGTTCTATCCATTGTTAATGAGTTAGATATATCTATTGTTGTATCTAAGACACCATCTATGTATTTTTCAAACGTAGCTGTTTTGCCTTCTAACGATATGCTAGCATCATTCCACATTGTAGGAGTGTCAGAGTTGTGAGAGAAGTGATTTATAGTAGGAAATTCTCCATCTATTACTATTCTTTTTGTTATTACTGGTCCTACTTGTGGAATCTCAGGGTTGAATTTATAAGTTTTTAATTCCGTATATCTTACACCTTCGTGAACAATAAAGAACTCAACCACATAAGTACCAGGCAACACATTTCCTTCACTGTCGATAGGAAATTGTGTCATTCCATTATATTGTGTTGGTCTAATAATTTGACTTAGAATCTTTTTTGTAGTATTGTTATCTATTCTTATTTTAGGCATTTTTCATTCCATATATTGTAAAATTATGTTATTTGATTAAATTCAAAACTATTATCATTTGGATCTATTGAGGTTTCATTTGGATTTGTAGGGTGCTCATATTCTTCGGTATCCGTATTTCCTTCAAGATCATATCCCGTTGTCGTTAAGCCCGGTACTATACAAACCAAGTGAACCGTCATGTGAACAGTCACTGTAATTGTGTCTCCACCAATACTAGTTCTAGAAACAGAAACAGGTATCTTTTGATCTTTGTTTTGATCCAGAAGATTAATTAGATTCAAATTAGGGTAACTAATTTCTAATTCTTCTGTCTGTCCTTCATCATTAACAAAAAAAGCACTTAAATTGTTCATAACAGGATCTAAATCGGAATTCTGTATTGATGTTGGACAATCATTAAGGTACAACACATGAGGAAGAGAAGTTTCTTCTGTTTCTTCATCATAAACTAAGGTACCACCTTCACCATCATCATACTCAAGCCACAACTCTGTCGTTCCAACAGGAAGTGGATTGTCACCTGGATAAGGCACACCAAATGTTCCAAACAAGAAGTTTGGATCAAACTCATCAGGCACTCCATCACCATCTTGATCTGGTATTGGACCAGCAGAGCCTAAATCTGGAATAACACCCATTCTCTCTAGTGGTATATTGGTCATGGAAACAAATAACTTTATCTGGGTGGTTTGTTCGGATAAAGCAAAAATGGAACCAGCTTTTACTCTTAGAGTGACTTTCTTACCAGCTGGTAAAATAAAAACACTATCAGATCCAGAAGTGAAATAAAACTTTAGATCTTCCCCACCAGCATTCCATACGGTAATTTCTTGTGAGATAAAATTAAATTTGAACTCTTTCTCATTCGAATCAAGAGTTGCGGTATTTATATAAGGCCATCCAGCAACTTGGAAGGAGCCTACGTTTTGCAGTCCAACTGTAACAGGCATATAACTCTCCTACTCAATAAGTAGTTTAGTTTCGCTGTTTTCGTTGTTGTTTTTTCCAACGACGAATTGCTCTTTGCTTTGCTCTGCGCTTTTTCTCTGAGGGCTTGATGTAATGACGACGTTCTCTTATCTCGTCAATTATTCCAAGTTTTTTACACTTCTTGATAAAACGTTTAATGACTCTATTGATGTCATCTTTTTTTCTTACTTTGTAATTGTAGTTGGTAGCCATTATTTTTCCTTTTTCATTTTTGACCAGATAGCTGATGATTTGCCCATAAATGCGGAAATATCAACACCGGGGTCTCTTGGGTCTGTGTCTCTAAGAGGACCGTTACCAGAGGTCTGTGTTGGTTCTGCTTCCATTGGAGTTGTACCCTCGAATAGGTTGATGCCGTTATAAGCATCTCCACCAATAGCTTCCATCATTTGCTGTCTTTTTTTGTTTAATCTTGCCCTTACCTGCTCTTCGGTTTCATATTGAGGTTGCGGTTTGGCTTGAAATCTTTGATTTGTTTCAACAATGGGATCTCCAACACCTTTGACAACTTCACTTATAATTGAAGAAAGAGTGCCGTCTTCGAAGATAACTTCTTTGATACACTCTTTTATTAATGGTTTGAGTAGTTTTTTTAGTTCTTGCTTTTTCATTAGTTCCTCAAAATTTTATTAATTAGTTTGCTTGGTTTTTAATTTTTCCAACGTCTTGTCGAATCTTGTATCTTTTTTATTTTGCAATTTTGTTAAATACTTTATTAAATGAGTAGCCCAAACAGCTACATTGCCATACAGGAGACCTGTTTTGATTAGGTTGTACAAAGCCTCATTGGCATAAATGATGGCATTTATCTCATCAGGTCCGAAACTTTCATTTATCTTTTTATTTTCTTTTATTTTTACTTTCACAATCAGTCCCTCAATATCTTATTGAATAGATTATCAATATTCTTATCTTTACCTTCAGCAATCTTAAATTTCACAGCACCTCTGTTAACGCTTGTAGATACTCCACGAGGAGACACATAGGCATTTGGTGTTGATGGTTCTGCTACAATGTCAAAACAAATTAATTGGAAATCTTCTTCTACAATGGTTTCACCCATTGATTCCTTTACAGAACCAAGTCCTCGAGAGGATATACCAAGCTTAACACCGGCATTGATCAGATCCTTGAGGATGCGACCAGAAGGTGTATCAAGGACTTTGATTTTTCCCATGACATCTTTACCTTCCCACCAGCATTCGGTGATGATGTGCGAGACATTTTTTAGATTTATAACAGAATCATCAGGATGATCTAGTTCTCCTGTTGCTCTATTATCTCTTACAATCTGTTGATAATTTTCTATTTCTTTCTTTAGGACCTTCTCTGGATAAACACGTCCGTTACCGTTTTTCTTATCAGCGGTTTGAATACGGCCAACAAGGTACACGGCTCCCTCTTGGATTACCTCACGCTTTTGAGACTCACTCAAGCGGTCAAGGCAACGTCCATCAGGACACAGTTCAAAAAATTCTGTTAATAGTTGTTTACTCATTTGTTTTTTCCTATTTGTACTTGTCAAGGTTATCTCTTAAATCACCTATCTGTTTTAAATGCTTAGAGACTACTTGTTCCATTTCCATTGCATTCCCAGTATCAATAGCGGCTTGAATTTCTTGTGCCGCTTTTTCAGCGCGTTGAAAATATGTCATCGATTCATATTTATCCACTATCTGTGCTTTTAAATCCATAGCCTTTGAGCTATCAATCTTTGCTACACCGGAGTCTACTACTTGTTGTGTGACTTCTGGTTGCATTGGAGCTTGGTCTTGATAATTCATACTTCCTGCTCCAAAACCTATACCAGCTGCTGCTGCAAGTCCTAAAATATTCTCTTTGAAACCTTCATCTAATTGTTCTTCTTTTAGAACTAGTTCAAGTTCTTCTTTTATAATTTGTCTTAATAGTTCATTTGTAATTTGCATTTTTTTCTCCATAATAAGTAATGCGGGCGCAACCCGCTTGAGTCAGCTGCCTGAGCAGCAACGACGAACTGGTTGTAGCATCCACTTGGTCATAATACATTCCTTTTGTTATAATTAGGTTCTTCTTTTCTCGGTATTCTCAATCCGAAGTCATCAACCAACATTGAAATGAGATAAGATGTTCCAGCAGAGATCCAACCACAAATAAAGAAATTGGCGATTGTATAATCAAATGTAAATAGTTCTGTTTGATTGTTAATGCAAAATAAAAATGCTCCAACCCAAAATCCCATACAAAGCGGACAATAGAATAAAAGTGTCCACATTTTGTTTGGGTCTTTATTTGGTCGGAGAAATTCAAATATCTTACCATATACAAGAATGAAGGTCAAGCCATAAGCGGCAAGTATAAAATTTAACATTTTTCTCCTAGTATGTGTAACGTCCGTACAAATAAGGCGCAAAAAGGTTGTGTTGTAAGATAGAACCCTTCTCTTCTGCGTGAGGAATTTCGCCTAATTCTGTGTGGTTTTTCTCATCAGGTTGCAGCTGTGCGTCTTGCATAGTATCATCATGACCTTTTTTCATCTTTGACGATGGAGCTTCGGACTTTATCCACTCAGATAATTGATATATAGTAGACTTAATTGAGTCTCTTTCTTTTGATTCGTGTATTTTTCCTTCAAGAGAGCCATACACATTACCACCTTGGATTGAGTCGTATTCAATAACGCCACTCTTCCTCATCCATTCCATCAAGCGAGATTCAGCCCCATAAACAACCTCAGACATTAGATCTTTCGGAAACGCTACCAACTTTTTCTTCTCAACCATAAGTACAATATCTATATCAGCATGATCAAAAACTAGCAAGTCTCCATTGAGAGCTTTGCGAATGTTCATCTCAAAAGCTATTGTCCTTGTGTTATTGTTGACTATATCAACGCTTATTTGTGGCTTAATGTGAACTTCTTTGTCTTTCTCGATATCAATTCCTATCATCTGGTCTTCTTTTGGAGTTTCTATATCAACTCCAATATCTTCGTTTAAAATTTCTGAGATTATGTCTTGTGGTGGTTTATACATTTATTTGATCTCCGATAATAATTGTTGAATATGGAAGACATCCTTAACTACCTCTTCCGTCAATGGTTTGTTTTTGAATTCCTCGAGTCTCTGTTTAACCAAGCGAATCTTATCAGCCCACTTTCCCTCACTAAGAGTGTCGCATTCTTCTTTTAACCTCCCAAGCTCTTCATTCATAAACATTTTAAGACCCAATCCATTGTCAGAGAATGACGTAATGAAGTTGGTCAACAACTCTCTTTGTTCTTTTAACAAAGTCTCTTTGTATGTGTCATTAAATTTAGAAACGAATGTATTGTATGTAAGATTATCAAGCGTCTTCATTTTATCCTCTTTAATCGCACGAGGATATGAAATAACAAGCCCTTTTACCTTTTCCTCTATCAATAGGCGAGTCTTTGCTTTAAGGCCATTAGAATTGAAATATTGACCCACGGTTGCAATTGATTTATAGTTTGGAATAAAGTTACCAAATGCTTCCGGAAGATTTTCATTGAATTCTTTTATCAAACTAGTCTGTTCGTTAAAGATTTCTTTTCTGTCTAAAGATTCCCAGTCCTCTTTCACTTCTTTCATATAACGAAGTCCAAGAGATTCCTCAAGTTTTTGAGGTTCCATTAGTTGTTTATACAACTGTAGGTCGTTGTAAAGAGGAGTTCCTTTTGAGAAGTATCTCTTAAGTGTCTCAACAACTTGTTGTTTCTTTTGAAGCTCTCCTCTTACAACAGCCTTTGTCATTTCTTTGATTAGGCACTCGTAAAGAAAAGCGGTATTTCTTTTCTTATTATGTTTCATTGTTGTTTTCCTTTATTAAATATAGATATTTTACCTTGCCATGTTGTTCAAGATATCATCAAAGAATTTTCTTGCGCTGTAATTGTATTGACCTTTTTCTATTAATGTCTCAACATATCCACCCCAAACTTCACCAATATTTGGATCAATTTTTAAAGCTTCAGCTGCGATCTTTTTTGCTTCTTCGAAGTCTGTATCTATTGTTGCTTCAAATTCCTTTTCAAGCTCTTGGATATCCATGGTACTGTAATCTACCATTTCAGCCATAACTTTTTCAAGTTCTTCCTTGATTAGTTGTTTTAATTGTTCATTAGTTATCTTCATTTTGTTTCTCCTTTAAGTTTAATGATTCGATAAGTGTCTCAATTTCTCGCGACACAGATTCTAATTTTTGTTCCTCTTCTAAATAGCCACCAGAAGCATTTGAGAGAGAATATTCGTTTCCAACGTAGCCTTTGTAAATATTGCGACCCGTAGATCGAGATGCTTCAATTCCTGTGGCTCCGAGCATTTGTTTCTTTCCACCACCTTTGTCGTAAGAAGATTGGTGGCGTTTGTAGGGTCCCCGTCTTGTATCAGGCTTGTTAAAGCCCTTCTTTCTTGGGATATCAATGTATTCCGGAGAATAATCATTACGTTTTGCGGAAGGTTCGGCGAGCAGATCGGTATCACCCCCTTTGTCGCCCCCGACATCACTTCCACCGGTGCCGCCACCAGTATCACCGCCAAGGTCACCAAGGTCACCTCCTAAATCTGTATCTTTTTTTGTATCTCCTCCTAGTCCACTACCTAGATCTCCAAGTCCACCGGCTAGACCTCCACTGCCTCCAGCATTTTCTCCACCTTCACCACCAGCTGCGGCAGCTTCAAGCTTAGCAGCAAACTTTTTATCAAAGAACATTTCTCTTTGGTTGCGGAGGAATTCACCTTCGGACATTCCAAATAAATGCTCGGCAATCCAACGCTTAGAGAAGTACCCTTCTGTTGCATTTCCTGCTACGGAAAACTTCTTATCCCAGTGTTCAAGCTCTTGAAGTTCAGCAATTTTAGATGGATTGTTCAATTGCAATGTGAAAGCTAAAAGGTCATCATTCCTATACCCCATTGTATAGAGGTGTATTATTCCTATTTTTTCTAATTCTGATATTGCCACTCTTTGTAATCTTTGTATCGTTCTTGCGAATCTAATATCTTTTTGAGCCAATGTGGTTTTGTCCTCAGATGCACCTTCTCCCATTGTCAAATAAGATTGTGGGATTTTTAAAGCAGCAAATAACTTGTCTCTAAGATACTTAACATCATCAATTCCACCATTATAAGAGGCTCCGGGAAGAGATGTTATATCTGTTGATGATTGTCCTCCACGAATTGGAATATAGTAATCTTCTTCAATGGACAAAGGATTGTAGCGCAAATCAACACGACCTGTTTTTGGATCAACGACAGAGTGTCTTTTTAGCTGTGTCATAACTTTTTGCATATATTGTTCGACTTCTTGTGGAGGAATACCACCAACGTCAATCTTGAACAAACGACGCTCAGGAGCACGAACAATTCTATAAGCCATCATGGCATCTTCTAAAAGTATTAGTTGTCTATGTATTCTTCTACAAGGCTCAAGAACTGATGTTCCATAGGGCGCATGTTTGTCATTACCAAGAATCCTGAAGTGTGCAACTTGCCAGTTTTCTAACGTCAAACCAGCTGTGTTCCATTGGTATTGTACATAATTTGGGTTTCCTTGATCTTCGCCTTCAAGTCTTTCTATCTCTCTTGTTGGGAGCCCAATAGCAGATCGTATTCCCATATCTTCATCAATGTCAAGATACAAGAAGAAGTCACCATACTTACACATCGTTCTTGCCCAACCAAAGAGGTTGTGTTCGATATTAAGAACATTGTGGTATAAGTTGTGAAGTATGTGTTTGATTTCTTCATTCGCACACTTAATGTTAAGCATGGGACGAAGAGCAGTGTGTGTTGTCATCTCGTCTGCGTAGATATCGAGAGATGAGGCTATTTCAGGCATATATTCCATTTCATCGAAGTCAACATAGCGCTCTGCTCTGTTTCTATTTGATATCATGTTAAGAGTAACAGAGTTTATTGGATTATATTCCCACTTCTTAAACTGCGCACCTGATGCTGATTTGAATTTTGTAGCATAATTATCTAATTGTCGTCTTCTTAATTGACGACCTGTTTGTGTTCTTCTTTGAGTGATTGGTCCTGAGAACAGCTTTGTTAGTGCCTTGAACAAGTCTGATTGAGGATTGTAGGGTGATTTTTTATATTTTGGCATTTGTATTCCTTTTTCGTTATAATTAGTCTCATTATATCATAAAAGAAGGACTTTGTCAATTATCCTCTAAAAATCCAGGCAAAGTCTTTGTAGGTTTTCTCAAAGTTTTCCAACGCTTCTTGAGTTTTATTATCAGCGTATCCTCTCATTCCTTTGATAGCAGTATTCATGGTGGTCTGAGATGACTTAATGGAAGTGATCATAGCTTCTTGATAAAGCTTGTCTTTCTCTGAAACTTCCAAAGCAGTGTCTCTAACCCAACAGGCGATTGCAAGAGCCATTATTAAATCATCATGATAAGAACGCATTGCTTGAGGTTTGCCATTATTCCAAATAAATGTCTTTACTTCATGAAATAAGCGAGATGATTTTGGTTTTATTAATTTGTTTCTTATATATTCTTCAAGCTTAGCAACGATAAGGGGTCTTGTTTTACTAGAGGTTGTAAATCCAATAACTGCTTTATCATTATATTCCCCTTCAAGAGAGTCTATGTACTGATGTGATGATTTGATTGAATAATAAAGATTGGGATATCCAAGATCTCTTACCTTCTCACAAGCAGCAATTCCAATTCCAACATTTTCAATAACCATGAGGCAGTTTCCATACTCTTTTCCTGCGTCGTTTAATATTTGGGCAAAATGATCCATCGTTGGTTTACCTTGATATTCAGCAACTACATCCATTGTATCTGTTCTTAAGATATGAAAGACAGAAGAGTCCGCTCCGTCTCCTCGAGCAACATCAGCAACCATAAGATAAGGCACACCTTCTTGATACTTTTCCCATATCCAAAGGTTTCTGTCCCATCCTGTCTTATACTCTGGTTCTTGTTGTTCTTCTAGTATCCATGCAATATCATCGGGATGTATAACAGTCTCACCAGATGTATTGAAGTTACACTCAAGCTCTTGTGCTATTTGTCTTCTCGACATATTCTTGGTCTCTTTAACAAACCAATCTTGATCACGCTCGGGATGAACATCCCAAGGCAAAGACACAGGGTGAAACTCGTTGTCTCCATTCTCTGCATCTATGTAGGTTCTGTGGAACCAGTTTCCAACCCCCATAGGCGTTGATAAGGCTATACAACGACCCCCTGTTGATAGAGTAGGATAAAGACCTGCCCAAAGGTCATCAAGCCCGTCAACGTGCGCCGCCTCATCTATTATTAATAAGGATAAGGCTTCCGAACGACCAGCATCTGCTGATGTTCCAACTGCTTTTATCGTTGACCCGTTTGATAATTCAAACGAAGTTCTGTTGTCAATAACAATACTAGCAACCTGCATCCATTTTGGCAGGTTCTTCATCACCATTTTTACTTTTTTTACCAAGTTAGCTGCTGTTCCAAACTTGGTTGCCATGACTAATATGTTCTTCTCTTTGTGAAACAGCATAAACCAAACTGCATATGCAGCTGAGATTGTTGAGATACCCAGCTGTCTTGCTTTGAGAATGACTGTAAAACGATAGTCGTTAAAATCTTTTACAAGATCGTCTTGATAAGGATAGGTGTTAAAAGGAATCAAACCCTTAAGAGGGTGAGAGATCCGACAATAGTTATTAATAAAGTAGAGAGGATCTTTTCCGCACTTAAGGATTTCTTTTATTATTTCTTGCTTTGATAGCTTGAGGGTCATTTACACCTGCGTATAACCGAGTTTTTCTAACACTCTCTTGGCTTCCTCTGAATGAACTGTGTTAGCAAGTTGAGATAAATATTTTTCATCTTCAAGTGAATTAGCAATGTCCACAAGTTCATCTCTTGCCGTTGCTCCGGGAGTGCCCATAATAGAACCACCTGCGTTTGGTAAATCCTTTAGCTCTCTACTAATCATCATTTCAGCAGATTCTTCTTCCATTTCTGTCATGATGCTTTCAAGCTCTTCTTTAATAATTTGTTTTAATTTTTCATTTGTAAGTTTCATTTTTGATTCGCTCCTTTTTTGCGTTTATCGTTTTGTGGACGTTTGTCTGAAAATTGTTCTAAAAACTTTCTTGTAACATCTCTTGTTTGGTCAATTGAGGGCTCAAGAATTGGCATAGATTCAATGGAACCAATTTTAAAGTGCTGTTGGGCTTCAACCCAATTACGAACTCTTGATGTGGATTGTACAAGGATGTTTGGCTCACTTTTTGCTGTAAGGGTTATTGAATTTCCTGTTACTTTTCTGTATTCTTTTTGTAGGAACTTCTTTATGTCGTTCAGCATTGCTTCGATATCTTGTTCAAAGTTGTTACCATAAACTTCTTTGAGCATGATCTCAGCTTGATAAGAAAGAATCATTGAGTCACCATAAAAACGAACTTTAAATCCGTCCATAACTCTTTTATCCATAATTGGACACCCTTCTTCTCTTTTTAAGCCCATTGCTTTTGATTCTCCATCATAAGAAAATCTTTCGTCATGTGCACCGTCATAAGCATTAGCGGCTGCTTGCGAAAGTCCTTGTATAATTTCTAATGTTGTGTTACTCATTTGGTCTCCATCCTTTTAACCATCGTTCTTCTCGGTCTTCTACCCACTTTATATAACACTTTTCACAACAATCAAATTTTGCCATATAGACATCATCATTTGACTTAAACGAATAAGTACTACAAATAGGACAAGAACGGTTCGTTTCTTTGGTAATTAGTTTCTCTGCAATAAAAACGCCACCAATCTCAACTTGGAAGTCATCTTTTTCGTTGGAATCTTTATAAAGATCTTTCAATTGCCTTACGTATTCCTTCTCTTTTTCATCATTCCAGAAGGCTTTAGGGTTCTTAATTGCTTCTTCACCATATTTTTCTGCTATTGCTTTTTCTACTTTTACAACATAGTTTGGGTCTTTATTTTTCATTAGTATCCTCTTTTTGTTTGCTTAAGTGCTTGACTGATTTCCATCGGCTCTTTTATATCTTTTGTTCCTAACTCTTTTTGTGCTCTTGAAGTATCAATCCCCGTTGTCAGGTTTTTAACTTGTTCGTTTGTCTCAACCAACTCTTTCACATCAGTATAAATATTAAAGAAAGCTGTGATTAGTTGCTCTGTATCATCTATAGCTGTGTGTAACTGAACGTAATCTGGTCCTGGTCCGTAAATGTCCATCAATCTTTGTAGCTTAGCATTAAAAACTTCAACTTTCTCAATTTTATCAATCTCTCCTTTTATGGCTCTTTCTTTTTGATCAAAGAATTTAGACATTTTTTCATCGCCTTGTTGGGATTGATAAATTGCTATATGTTTAAACAATTGTCTTTGAAAGTTGACTGTGTCAAAGATATCGATAGATTGAAAGTGACTAGTGTCAATACCAAGTCTTTCTCCTTCTTTTATTATCTTATTTCTATCAAAGCTTTTTATGTTGTGACCTATAGATACAACATTGTTGCCTAACCCCTTCACCCAGTCAAGAAATTGCTGCAAGGCTGCTTTTTCGTCTAAATCGTTTTTGGTTCTTTTGTAATTTGTATACTTTAACACATCAGATACGGTGAGAAAGTTTTCTGATTCTTGAGTCTTTAAAATAAAATCAAGCTCTCTAGTGACTTCACCACTTGCTTCATAGTTATCAATTATTTCTGCTGCTCTTTTTAAGATATCTTGTTCTAAAATGTATTTTTCTAATGTCTTTTTGTTTAACTCAACATTAGCTTCAAACCTATCCGTTTCGGTTGGTTTCTTTCCTGTTGTGAGTTTAGCGTCTCTAAAAGCAATCGCTCCATATTGAGTTATCTGTCCGTTAAATCCGATTGACTCTAAATCCCAAAAAAACCAAGTCCTACCGTTCAGTTCGCGTTCTATATATGCGAGAGCATCTCCGGGAGTCATATCTCTCACCAACGATAAATCTTCATCAAGGAATTTCTCGAGTTCTTCTTTTATTATTCTTTTAATATCTTGTTTTGTTATTTTCATTTCATACCACCAGAGTTTTTCTTTTGCCACTCTGCTGATTCTTTATTATTTTTGATCGGACCACCTTTTGCCCAAGTATGACAGGCACGAGCAGAGTGACATTTAAAATGATGCATCCAACAATATCCCAAGATACCATCATCGTCAAAGGTGTCTCCAGGTAGACAATCCTTAATACGAGGAGAAATATCAAAGGCAACGCAATTATAACATACAGACTTCTTTGCTGCTTTTACACTAGTCTTCCAATATTTTGCAATCTTCTCCCAGTAATCTGCTGGTTCATCAACATTGAGAGGTCCGTAGTTGTACTTCTTTATTGTTGCATCTCTGTTCTTTGTGTTGAGGGCCAAGTCTTGCGTCGCGGGAGGACATATTAAATTTTTTACTTTTTTTGTAATCTTTATCAACATACTAATTCACCGCATTTGCTATAATTATTGTAATTCCCACTCCAGTAATTAGTCCAAAAGAAAACCAAAACTTCTTTTTTGGTGGTGTTTTTAGTTGTTCTAATTCTTCTATGCGATTTTGCAGTGCTTCTGTTTTGCTAACGAGAACCTGTTTTTCATACTTATGTTGGGATCTAAGTTCAGATATTTGTTCGTTTTTTTTTGCCAAAGCCAAGCCGACTTGATAATCAAGCTCGATAAGGCATTTATCTGTTGCGTCTTGGATCTCATCTGCAATTAGTTGAGATGCTTGATCATTAAATAAACGCCCAGAAAAAGGAGCAGGTTCTCCGGTCTCAAGGTATGTATACTCAGGAGGTTGACTCCAAGTCAGACTTGATAATAAAAGTAAAATCATTTTTTTTCTATTCCTAGATCTTCAAAAACATCATCAGGATTAGATTTTTGTTTTTCTATTTCTTGTAATCTTTTTTCTTTTTCTGCTTCGAGGGCTTTTTTAACCTTTCTAGCTTTACTTTTTGCAGTGTTGTCTCTCATTTTCTTAAGTGCTTGTTGTCTTAAAATTTCTTGATTTTCTTTCTTATATTGTTCTTTGGCGAGTTTTGCCATTTCAAGATAGTTTTTGTTCGCTTTCTTTCCAAGAAGATAAGACAAAACAAACAACCCCATAAGAACCAACCAATTCTTATGGGCGACAATCCATCTTTTTGCTTTGTATAACCATATCATAACTATGCTCCATGTCTCCACATTTTTGCAAAATCAACAGCAGTTTGACCACCGATGTAAATCATTGCTATCATACCCCAAGTTTCCGGATCTAGTTGTGCGTTCCACAATAAAGCCGTTGCGACTATGAATACAAGTAATTTTCTTGATATTGCTTTTTCTTGTATGGCATCAAGTATTCCCTTTTCCTTGTTATCAAGATATAATTCTTTTTTTAATTTCTCTTTTTCCATTTCTTCACCTGCCTTTAAAAATTCTTCTCTTGTCATCAGTAGGGGTTCTCCAAAAGAAAAAAGCCTAAATAGCTTTTACACTAATTAGTTATGACACAGAGATCAAAACTATCTTTCCGGGAAAAATGTTTTTAAATTCGTTTGTGGCGTTTGTTATAACTTGTTTCATTTCGTTATCAAATTGTAGTTTTGATATTCCACCTTTGTACAACAGGGCTCCAGTCATTACTTCAGCTGCGTAATCAAAGGTGGTATTAATTAAATCTTTTCTTAGTGCTTTTGTTGTAGGAGCCATAGAGAGCATTTCTGCTCTTTCTTTAGGATCATCAGCATCAAAGTCAGACAAAGTGCTCATAGCTAAGGAGACATTTCTTATATTAGAAGATGGTTCATTCATCCAGTCAGCAAACATGTCACTATCAAACATCGAGTGTATAATCATATGTACACTTGGAAAAAAAGACTTTTTTAAAACAGTTGCAACAGGCACAAAAACTATATCTGAGTTTAAATCAATTTGACTAATTGTGTCTTCTTTTACCTTTAAGTTTGTAAGAAGTTGTTCTGATAAATCAAACAATTCAAATCGATTTCCGTATTTGCCTTCAGAATCTATCTTTGGAATCTTTTTATTCATCTCAGGATCAGACATCATATCTTGAAACCCTTCTTCGTTTCCTGTTGTGATAGTTTGATAGGCTGCATGTTCGTTTCCAATAAATGGCACAACATAGACATTAGAATTTGGGAAAACTTTACCACCAAAGAATTTCTTTGCATCTCTTTCAAACTTCTTGGATCTAAAAAACTTCTCAACCTTATCACGATAATCAGGAGAAGCAGTATCATCGGTAATGCTAGGATCTCTACCTATTATTTCATCACTAAGAGATAAGCCGGTTCTATCTCCAGTAACTTTTGTCTTTAACACATTGTCTATGCCTTTAAAATCTTCTTCAACTTTTTTCTTTTTTGTTATTCTAATTTTCATAAAAAAAACCCTATTTAACTTTTACACTAAATAGGGTTTAGGATTCAATTTAGCAGTTTACTTTAGCATAACCACCGACTTTTTGTATGTCTATTGTCTTATCAACGCAATCTTTCAAGACATCAAGGTGAGAGATCAAAAGAACAGTCTTAAACTTATCTTTTATCATTTCTATTAACCTTACAAACCCTTCCATATGTTCTTGGTCAAGAGCTGTTGCTGGTTCGTCCATTATAAATATAGTAGACTTCGGCAAGTTGGTTATCTCAATAAGAGCTAAACGTATAGCCATAGCAGCAATTGTTTTTTCTGCTCCTGATCCCATCGATATAGGGCGTGAGTCATACTTAGGATGCTTTATGTTTATATCCAGATTACGACCATCTTCCTCGAACATAACTTGGAAGTCAACAATGTTTGCAAGACACTTTTGGATTTCCTCGTTGATAAGGGATAGTTTCTGCTTGATGATCTCATAAGCTATGCCATTAGGATGCATACAACGCATAAACAATTCATAAGCAATAAAAGATTCTTCTAGCTCATCTTGTTCTCGCTTCTCAACGTTAAGACGTTTGATAGTGCTTTTAACAGCTCCAAGCTCAACGAGATAGTTTTGAATCTTCTTGTCGCATCTATCTTTACGACCTTTGGCTTCATCCATCTTAACTTTTACGGCATTCTTTGTCTTAATAAGAGAAGAGAGATTTTCAATTGCTTGACGATTTTGTTCGTACTCATCTCGTTGCTGCTCCAAGGAAGTCTTCTGATTGTTCATCAGAGATATCTTAGACACAAGAGATTCGTTCTTTATCTCCAAGTTCTTATTCTCAGCTAAAAGTTTGTCTCTTTTAGTTACAGAGTTGTTTAAGATTTGTATATCTTTCTCTGCTCCTTCTTTGTCTAAACCAAGAATCTTGAGTTTATATCCATCAATAATCTTCTCAACCTCGTAGATTTCTTCTTCAAGGGTCGGAAGATAGTCTTTGGCTTTTGTAGCATCTTTGACAAACTTGTTGTTAGAACAATATTCACAATCAGGATCATACTCATGGTCATGAAGCATGTTGATCTTTTTGATAGACTGCTTTTCTTTTGCTTTAAGGCTCTTGAGTTCCTGTTCTGAAGATTTTAGGGACTTCTCAAACTCATTACACTGCTCTAAGATTTGTGCAAGCCTATGCTCGTGTATAGAGCTTATAGTGTAATCTAGTTGTTCGAGAACAGGAGCAGACTTACTGATTGTTTCTTTGTTGTTAGAAACCTTTACACCAGCTCTATGTATCTCAACTTCAAGACGATCAATCTCATCTTCTAACTCATCAATATCGATGATGTTAGCAGGGATAGAATCAATCTCTAATTCTATTTGCCTCAATTCTTCCAAGAGTTCTTCATAACGATTTGTATGCTTTTTACACAGATCTGTTTGTTGATCAATATCATCATTGATTTCCTCAATCTCTTCTTGCTTTGCAACCAGTAATTCTCCAATCTTCTTGCTCTTAAGACGCTTTATCAACGTTGATATCTCAGAAGAGTCTTTCTTGGCGAAGTTTAGCTTTTGTTCAAAGATGTCTAAGTCAAGGAACTTGGCTAATTTGTTCTTACGCTTTGTAGAGCCTTCTTTAATGAACGCAAGAGAATCCAATTGAGAAGCCATTGATGTAATCATGAAGTCCTCGATATTGCCAAAAATCTTTCTTATATTGGCCTCAGTGTCTTTTACAGAATCACCATTACAAGAACTATTGGT